ACGAGGATCGCGGCTTCCTTCCATATCTTTATCTCTTTACTGTCAATGTCTTTAGTGATTACCAAGTGTATCGTACGGTGATCCGTCGATGTTTCGATGTCCAGCACTAGCCTTTTCATATTTGGCTTTCAATTCTTCATACTCATGGATCAATGATTGGTGAGTCCTCAAAAGTTCATCATATTTCCCTTCCAATTCCCATACACGTTGAATAAGACTCTCAAGACTAATCATAGTGTGTCCTCTGATTCGACCATACGCCCTGAATAAGTATCAAACAGAAGATGGCAGGCAGGGCCAGTAAAGCCATTAAAACGATTCTTAGCAACAGCGACACGAGTAGTGTGACGTTCATTATGATCCTCTGCCATACTGTTTCGTTCAAGTGTAATCACTGCATCAGACAACTGAGCAATAGCGCCAGATCCCCGCAATTGAGACAACGATACTGCCTGTCCGTCCTCGTGTCCTGCGTTGCCTGTGGGCCTACGAAGGTGAGACACACAGAATAGCGTAATCCCAAGCTCCTGTACCAGTGTCCGCAGCTTAGTCATCAGATTGTCAATGGCCTTCCGTTCATCACCTAAGTCCTGTCCTGACACAACGATACTGATGTGGTCCAGAAACACAACTTTACAATCCAATGCCTTGGCCATGTACCGAATACGATTCAAAACATTGTCAACCTCAAGCGATCCAAAGTGATCAAACAAAAATACACGACCTGTTCCAAGTGTAGCATCAAAAGCATCCTTCAGTTCTTCACCGGTCACAGGAGTATCAGGCAAGTGCAGCATCTTATTAGCATGCACTGACATGATACTTCGTGCAGTCTTCCGTACAGATTCTTCCAGGAACATCGCCCCGATCTTCCAGTCTGTAGTCTTCAACAGCCCATACAGAATTTCACGTAGAAACTGACTCTTTCCTAGCCCTGATCCTGCGGTAATCGTAATCATTTCTGATTCGCGAATACCGTATAGCAGCTTATTCAGTCCTTTCCACGGGTAATGCGCCTTAGCAGGCTGCTCGGGAGTGCTAACAGATTCCCAAAGATCAGCCGAGTTAACGATACCGTCCGGTACATAGACTTCTGCTTTCCACCACTCCGAAACAAATTCTTTAGTCGCGCCAGCAATGAGGTAGTCACAAGCATCCTTGTATCCTGATAGATGTTTTACAATCTTTGCTTTTGGTCCAAACAGTTCAGCAACTTCATTAGCAGCTTTACGTCCAGGCTCGTCAGCATCAAAGCAGATTACAATATTCTCAAACGTGTTCAACCATTCAAATTGTGCCTTACAGTCCTTCAGGGCTGCATTAGCACCATTTCGGATAGATACAACAGGCCACTGACTCCCGGTAAGTTGGTAAGCAGCAAGGGCATCCAGTTCGCCTTCAACAACAGTGACATATTTTCCTCCTTGGTGAAACAGGTTTTGACCAAATAGCCGAGCCTGCTGGAAGTCTCCACGAATGGAAAACTTCTTGTCTGACACATTCCTTACTTTGTATGCGACTGTGGCAGAATCATTGTCAAGATACGGATAATAATGGTTTGAATCATCTTGCAGGACTCCGTATTTTTCACAGGTTTGTCTAGTGATTCCACGCTCAGGGATAGCTCTCACAGTCCCCACAACGCTCAGGCTTTTAGCCTTGATCTGTTTGTGTATCTGTTGTGTATCTTCCACGCTGACCTTTGTTGTGTTACAGGCAAAACAGTGCGTGTGCCCATCATCGTACAGAGCGTTAGCGTCTGAACTTCCGCAGGACTCACAAGCAACATGCTTCAGGAACTTTGATTCTGTCAAGTCTTTTTCTCCACAGGAATAGCTAAAATCCAATCAGAACCTAAGATTTTAACAGATTTTACCCACTTACGCATATTGGAACGATTCAAGTCCACACTAGCATAAGGGTTATTCCATAGCTTTCGTGCTACTTTTAGCATCTTAGTGTTCATGCTTCGCCTTTCAATGCCTTGATAGCAGCCTCAGCAGCCTCATAGACGGCTTCTTTCTCTGCATCATCCCTCATCTTTTCCTTTGCTGTGCGAGGAGTGAATTCCTCTGCAAATGCATCGCAGTACACGAACATTTCCAGCGCCTTCAATGCCAGTTTTGTAGCTTCAGACATTATGATGCCATCCTGTAAAGTCCAATATTAGCGAAAGCGTATCCAAGGTAACAGATAAACATAGGAGTGTTTCCTTTGAAAATCTGTTCCACTGCTACACCAAGATAAATCAAACCAGTAACAGCTATCAGCCATGCACTCATTGTAGAACCTCAGCGTCTTTGCAGGCGATCCAATTACGAGCCATGAACTCGTCCTTCTCACGGACCCAAAACACAGACTCATCTGCATCAAAAAACACAACGTCGAACTTGTCTCCGACATGCTTATTGTACCACAACAGAGCATTGTGACAGGTTTTGACTTGTATTTTAATTACTTTTCGATCAAACATGATAAGATAATGACAAGAATTGTTGATAAGAAAACAATCATTCTACATTGTCCCAGTCTGCCATGATTTTGTTTATGTCTTTCATAACGACATCAAAACCATAAAGACGCATCAAATCGACAACGGCATGGACAGTCCCAAAGTAATAACATTCTTCCTGAAATGCTTGGTTGTCACCTAAAGACCTTAGATATTCCCCTTCCAGGGTGTCAATATCGTCGTTAACGTGCATGATTTCCTCTTAAAAGTTAACATTTACAGTTAAAATGTTAAAAGTATACTGTTAATAGTCTACTTATAACATTACTCTTTTATGTTGTCTTCCCTATACAGATCATTATAGACTACATCTTGATCAGTGTCAAGCCCCTCATCAATGTCCCCACAGTTCGCGAGGTCTTCCCTAGTGCTTGCAGGGATGTCCACCATTGTCGACACCTCATGGAAACACCTATTACAGAGATCCAGGTAAGCCCCTGTGATGGCATGTTTACGGGTAGACTCGTAATCGTTTAAGTTTTTATTGCAGCAATGGCAACGCATGATTGTCCTTTCAAGTGTTGTTAAAATACAACAGTTACATCAACGCATCGGGACCATCAGGATAAACCCTAGATTGTCTCAGATACTTTTTAGGTTCCAGCGGCTGTCCTTTGAATGTTGGAAAAGGCCACGATTCTAGCCCTCCAACACGTTTTAGGCTACTCTGCCCTTCCCTGACCCACGATAGCGCCTCTACGGGCCTTTTAAGGGCATTCTTGGGGCCTTTATTGCCTAGAATGTCTTTAGCCATTGTCTAGCCTCTTCAATTGCGTCTTCTTTCCAACCCTCAAATGTACGGGTTTTGTATGTTTCACCCGTCTCATAGTCTAGCAGTTCCAGTTCATAGAAACCGTTGTAAATAAACCACACAAAGACTTCCAGGCCATTGCCCGATTCAGAGAATGACAGTTCCATGTTAAATCTTCACTTTCACAATGTGAAATAGTCCCATCGGTTCACCATTAGCATCAGTGTGATCATTCCACAATGCCCACAGCTTACATTGTACCCTGTCACTGTTACGATAGGCAACAATACCCGATGATTTGAAAACTACGGCATACATTTTAGAACCCTCCTGCAAGCAAGACACCAAGACTAGCAAAGACTAGCACTAGTGCGATAGTGTCAACGATTGTTGACCCGAAGACAGTACGATTATCTTTCATTTTTAACCTTTCACAATCTTGATTACTTTTGCCATTTTAACACCATGCGCAGGGTACGCGATAACGTCCACTGTCTTATCGTAGCATGCACGACAGCCTGAGCATTTCCCTGCATTCTCGTAGGCACGGCAGAGTGTAACACCATCGGGCAGAGTGTCAGCATCGGGAACGATAACGGAACCATGCAAGCCAGCGATAAATTCACCCGTGACGCTGTCCGAAGAGAAGCGAACCATGACATTGGGCAGTGCTTGCATCTCAGACAAAACCATTTGAAATTTAGGGAATTTATGCATCCGTGTCGGAAGCCAGTGTTTCACCCATGGCGTGCGCTTCATAACCTCTAGGATCTTTTCTGCGAGTCCTAGCGTATACATATCGCCAGAATCGAACCATCGGAAATAACGGTCAGAGTCTAGGGCTTTGACCATATCGTCCACCCATTCTAGCCGCTGCCAGTCTTCCCGATTCTCAATCCGTGGTGCCTTGACGTTAGGATAACGATAGTTGCCCGTGGTGGCATAACAGCCCTTGCATGCGTCAACCAGTACGCCAGGAGATGCAAGGGAACCAGGACAAGTGTCCAATGCTTGAAGTGACCATGAACGGATACCGTCAAGTTTTGACGTAACGCTAATACGGATTGCCACGATGGAATGCTCCAATGAATGCCCACGATGGGCGATGAAGGGCAACAGTGCCCACGATAAGGCCCACATTGTAGGCCCTAGGTGTGGGAACTGTCAGACAGGACAACCGTCCATCCACCAGCGCGCAACCGTAACGGCTTCAGAGCGATCATCAGCGGAATGAACACGGCGACCAGCTACGTGTACTTCAAAGAATCGCATATCGTCGCACCAGAATTCGACAATCTCCACACGATAGCCGCCGCCTGATGTCATACGGCCAATCACTTGCTGCCCCTGGTCCGGTTCATAGGCGCGGCTGTCATCGCCCCTATCAAACCCGTCCCAACGGCTGTTGCAGGGCGCGCTATGTGCAATGTGCTCTTCGTATTGATTGCTAAACATTTGTCTGTCCTTTCGTGTTGCGTTATTTGTCTCTGCCGCTAGGCATTGCCGTTAATGTAACCCTGTCAAGCCCCTAAAACATCAGGGTTTACCCTTAAACTTAGGGAAAGTCCCTAGATTGTTGAGAAATTTAGTAGGACATTGGAGCTACGTTATAGGGTCCTCCATCGCCTCCCACACTAGCAAGATTCATGCCAGACAAACGCATTCGTCCTATGCAAATCCCATGCCATGTACTATGTTGCAATGCACAATAGTTCCTGTAGACAACCTGTGGATAACTTTGTATACACTTTATTGTAAGACTGTATACAATGTTGCACTGCACAATACCATGCAAGATTCGTGCCAGGTCATTGAAGACCCGGGGGAGGGGTCGGTGCTGCTGAGTTTATTTTGGTGTAGCCTCCAAAGCACACAAAAGAGTAAAAATAAACCTAAAAAGACCGAAGAAGACAACACTTAAGAACTATTGTAAGTGTTTGATACAAAAGACAATATTATGTCAAATTGTAAGACAAGGAAGACCTAATCTGGACACCCTAGAAGGGAGACTTTAGAGGGACTGTCTAAAACATAAGACTTTACAATTCATTGATTTTAGTGTCACATGACTACTTGTGCAAACTTAAAAAGTATGGTACAATAAGTGTCTATAAAGAAACGACATAGGCACTAAAAAGCCATAGAAGACATAGATGTTAAATATTATAAGTAATACATTATAAGTACTTATAATATTAACTATTAATAATATATATTATAAGTATACTTTATAAGTACTTATATGTAGGATTGTCTCCCTAAAAGGATAAAGACACATGACTAAACCAAATGGTAACAAGATTGGAAGACCGTCTAAATCTGACCTTGTCGGAACAAAGTCACGAACTTTAGGTAAACGTGGTCGTCCTCCTGGCGATGCAGCTATTATTAATGACTATAAACTTAGGATGTTGAACAGTCCTAAGAGTGCTAAGGTCTTAGAGAAAATATACGAAGCTGCACTTAATGACGAACATGCACACCAAGCCGCTGCTTGGAAACTAATTGTGGATCGTATCGTCCCTGTGTCTGCTTTCGATCAAAGCAAGCAAGCAGGGCAGTTACCACAAATCAGTATTAATATCTCTGGTCTTAATGATCCAAAGGTGTCTACGTCTGACGAGGTGATTGACGTATGACAGCCTTAAACTTTCAACTATTGAACTGGCAAAAGACTGTCTTTACTGACAAGACTCGATTCAAGATCGTAGCTGCTGGTCGTCGATGTGGTAAGTCAAGGCTATCTGCGATTACGCTTCTCATTGAGGCTTTGAACTGTCCTGAAGGTTCTAGCGTGATGTACGTGGCTCCTACGATGGGTCAAGCACGTTCGATTATTTGGGAACTGTTGCATGACCTTGGACGACCAGTTATCAAGACCAGTCACGTAAATAATCTTGAGATAACTTTAATCAATGGTCGTAAGATCCTTGTACGTGGTGCAGACAATCCTGACAGCCTCCGTGGTGTGTCTTTAACTTATCTGGTGTTGGACGAATGCGCCTTCATAAAACAAGATGTTTGGGAAAAGATTCTTCGTGCTGCTTTGTCGGATCGCAAAGGTCGTGCACTGTTTATTTCTACTCCTAGTGGCCGCAACTGGTTTTACGATGTTTTCAATCTTGGACAGTCTGGTGAAGACGAAGAATGGAAATCATGGCACTTCACCACTCAGGACAATGAAACGATTGATCCTAAGGAAATTGAGGCTGCTAAAAGAACACTAAGTTCATTTGCATTCAAGCAAGAGTACCTATCTTCATTTGATACTTCAGGTGCTGATGTCTTCAAGGAACAATGGTTCAAGACAGGAGAAGAACCTAAACATGGTTCTTATGTCGTGGCTATTGACTTGGCAGGCTTTGAAGAAGTAGCAAAGAATGCAAGTGCTGCTAAGAAAAAGTTAGATGAATCTGCAATTGCTATCGTAAAGGTGACAGATGACGGTGACTGGTTCGTACATAAAGTTATTCATGGTCGGTGGGACATACGAGAGACTGCCGTAAATATCCTGAAGACTATTCGAGACT